GACCAAGTTGCGCCACTTGGTATTGTCACAACCGCGCCAGAGTTAATTGTTACGGGGCCAAAAGTCCCGTAATTCTGCGTTGAAGTCATGACATAGCTGTCAGTTACCACTTGGTCATTTGGGTAAAATATTTTGTTTGACCCGCCGCCAACTGGAACGGACGACAGGTTAGACGCAACCTGAGAAATATTAGTGCCATCACTGGAGATCAAGACAAAGTTGGACTGTGGCAAGGTTACAGCCGTGCCACCACCACCTGATGCAACAAAAATAAAGAAGTTGCTGGTGTCATTGTTTTGCACAATCCATTGACCACCAACACCAGATGGTATGGTGTATGTCACGTTACCAGTTGCCAGACCCGAAATCTTAATAATCAGGGAACGGTATTGGGTTGAGGTAAGGGTTACAGAACCAGCAGTTGAGTTAAGATTTGTGACACCACCAAATGCTTGGTCAATGACATCCATGTCACTGTTTACAGGCACGTTCCATGTATCAACGTAATCACCATTTCCGGGTTTTTCCAAACTTTTGTTGGTTGTGTATGTGGAAACCATAACCTAGTCCTCAAATCTTGTGGTTGGCAATTTCAAGCGCTTTTGCCACCTGATTGTCGTGTAATCCTAGCAACGGCTTGGTGTTTGTGCTGGTTTTCTTTTTAGCACGTTCTACAGCAGAAAGTAACTGGTCTGCTGTCATGCCACCAACACGGCCCCCGCTTTTCCGTGCCACAGGAGTGTAACCCGGTTTTTCGTCCACTGGCACTAGTGCGCCCAAGTTGTTAATGCGTGGATATGACCGAGCGTTTAAATATGGCACGTTGAACCCCGACCCTTCTGAAGCAATAGTTTTAGGTGCGCCAGCGCGTTGAGCTGCTGATTCAAAAGCGGAACTTATGCCAGATGCGCCAGCGTTAAGGCCTTTACCTGCCAAAGCGCCCACCACAGCCTCCGTGCCATGAGGAATATTGAAAGCAAACCCCGCAGCAGGAAGAGCATATTTCTTCAATATTGTGCTAATCATTCCTGACTTTTCTTCATCAGAAACGGGGCGCTTATAAACAGTGTCAATAGCCTGACCCATGTTGCGGAGGTCGCGCAATTTGTCTTTAGCCGCAGTTGTCGCAGCGGAATCAGAAGCGTGGGCCTCAAGGTTATTCAATACGCCGGTGGTATCGGCACCGAATGCCCGCAATGTCACGGGCAGTGTGCGCGGGTCTAAATACTTGTTGAACTGGTCGGGCAGTTTGGCAATGTTGTCCCCAGCCGGTGTGAGCATGTTATTGCGGATAGCCGCATTGAAGCTCTCCATCTCTGGGGTGCCAGAGCCAATCATTTTTTCCATGCGGCTGTAATATAAAGGACCAAGCCGTGGGTCAGTGACATACTGGTTAATTTTACCCTGCGCTGCCTGCGCCATTTCCGGTGTAATCTCTTTTGACATATATTTGGAATTGGCATCCTGAAGCTGCTTTAAAGTTTGGTTAATTGCGCCCTTTTCTCCACCACCTTTTTGTTGATAGGTTTTTAAAAAGTCAGACCAACCTTTATCAGCACGAGCCAATTCTACGCCAGCCTGTAACTGGGCTTCGGGCGTTCCTTGAAACATTCCGCCTGAAACGGCTTTATTAAGAGATTGTTTATAGCCCTTGATGATAGCCTCTACAGCGTTGCTGTCGTCAATGTCTGTCGCATTTCTGCGAGCTTTGCTGATTTCATCTTTGACACGCAACATATCTTGAAAAGTTGGCTGCCCACCTTTTGACTCAAGATTTTGCAATTCTAAATTCAAAGCATCAAATGCAGCATTAGCTCCGGGATAGAACTTTGAATCCCTAAAAGTTGGGTTAATGTCTGATGCTTTTAAAGAATCTTTCACTGATGACAAAACATGACCAGTGACACCAGTATCACCAAAGTCAAAATTGCCATTAACTTTTTCAAGAGTTTTATATGGTTGTTGCGCTGCGTCTCGGCTTGCTGTGGCGGCTTGTCCCAGTGCCTCACCGCCAGCGTTCGGACCCACGCTTTGATCTATGAGACCTTGCTGTTTCTGTTCCAAGATGTTCTTGGCCTGCTCACGCATTTCATCGGCAGTTCCACGAGCAGAACCTTCTGGGGCACGTTTGCCAGTAATCATTTCTTGGCTAGGCTTGATGCCCTGTGACTCAAGAACCTTTTGCAGTTCCGCATCAGCCGGTGACACGGTTTTTCCAATAACTTTTTCCGCAGCAGGACCAATCAAGGAACCGCCAATACCACCGTACAACGCAGATTTGCCGATCTCAGCCGGTGTAAATTCATCCGTGCCATACTTATTAGCCGCACCAGAAATAACGCCCATCTCAGCGCCAACAGTTGCGCCACTGGCAGCGGACTTTAAGAAGCGCCCAGCACCAAGTGCCTCTGCGCCTTTAGCAGCAAGGTTGCCTGCTTCACCCAGCGGGCCTAATGGCACGGCTAAACCGCCAACAAGTCCAGCCCCAGTTCCAACAGCAGATGAAATAGGATTTTGCCGTGACAGAGCAGCTTCATATTCACGCTGTTTGTTAATAGCTTCCTTGAGCGGGATATTTTCTTTGTATGATGTGTGCAAAGCGGAGGCATAAGTTGGGATTCCAAATAATGCCATGTCACCAGCATTATAACCAAATGTCTTTAATTCATCTGGGATCATGCCACGTTCTTTAGCCGTAAGCGCTTCATCAGCTTTGGCTTGTTCTGGACCAGTTTGTTCCCGAGCCGCGCCAACAGGAGACCAGTCATCATGACCAGAAGATGGCTGTGCTACAGGAGCCCAATCATTTGTCTGTTCCATTACTGCACCCTGTTTCCGCTCTTGTCATAAACATTGCCATTGGCATCTTTGTATTGTTGCCGTGAAGGACTAAATTGCAAACCTTCTACGCCGCGTAACGGTTCAGGCAACTGAGGTGCTGCTGGCTGAGTTGTGCCTTGAGCAGCAGGGGCCTTATACCGCTTAGGATTAAAGGTTTCTCCAGTCTGCGGGTCTTTGACAGAGTTTTGCAAACTTGCAAATTGTTCGTCTGTGATGTTCGGGTTTGCAGGAATACTGTCATAAGCTCGGCGCTTATAGCTGTCTAGGTCATTGCCCTTTTGGTGTGACCATGTAAGCTCATGCTGAACTGGTTCCATAGACCCAACAGGCTTGGAAGCCCACGCTGAATCCTTGTCATAGCTTTGGTGTGCTTCAGCCAGCTTTTGACCAACCAGCGCATAAAACGCAGGTGCGCTAGTTGCCGGAGAAGGAATTGCATCCTTTTCATAGTTAAGACCAGTTTTTTCAGCCCGAACAATTTTGTCAGCCTGCAACTGGTTAAACAGCAATGCGGTAGACTGTTTAAGAATTTGGTCAGCATCACCGGGCATTTTCTGCCAATCTGAAGGTATAAAGCGCCCAAGTCCTGCACTTTGCATTGCGTTAACAACGTCTGCTTTAGTTTGTGCGCCTCTACCTGTGTTAAATTCAGCACCAAGTTGTGCCAAGCGTTCCAAGTTAGAAAACGCTGTGTTGTATGAAGGAGCGCGGTTCTGCACCTCTGTAGAATAGTTGTTGATGCGTTCAGAACGGCCTTTGGCAAATTCTTTGTTCTGATCTGCTTGGTAAGAGATTGCTTGGTTTATTTTGTCGTCAAGCAATTTCTGCTGTCCCATGGCAAGTTCACGCAGTTTAATGCCATTAGATGCCACAGTAGGATCAGGGTTTGCGGCAAGCGTATTGGCGCGTTGCAAGTCAGCCTTAATCTGAGCTTGTTGCTGCGCTGCATCTTGTGGCACACCCGGAATTTTACCCTCCAAAGCTGCCTGATAAAGCTGCCCAGTGTTCATGGTGTTCATGTTTTGAGATGGTTTGTCCACATCAGGAGCAGGGACAGCATGATCCGGTGAAGTTGGCTGGCTTGTGGCAGCACCAACTTTAGCAGCTTTATCCGCAATGATATTTGAAACAGGAGATGTCGTTGTGCCAGCAGGCTTTTTAAGTCCATAAATGGAAGGGTCAATACCCTGTTTGACAAAAGAGTCATACATATAAGCGTTAAAGTCAGAAGGGGAATACTGCTGTCCTGTCATTTTGTTATACAAGACATCCTGCCCAGCGCCATTAACCGTATGAACAAAGTTATCCTTTGTGAAGTCAATCATCTGCTTTGCTTGCTTCATCTCAAGGTCTTTAGTGGACATGTATCCACTAATACCACCAGCAAGACCTTCAGCAAGGGCCTGACCACGAGTAGGCGCACGAGACGCGCCAGCAGTTGCAATAGCTGACAACAACGGTACCCAGAAACTTTTACCTGATGGCACAGCATCAGATGTCATTTCAGAGAATACATCACCCAAAGATGAATTGCGGCGGTTTGTTTCGTCACCCCGTGCCATAGTTGGCAAACGCCAATTTGGTCCCGGACCTTTTAGGCCAGTCCATGTGTCAGAAAGAGCGGACTTAATTTCAGGTGTCACACCATTCTTCTGCAATTCTTGGTCAAGGTCTTTGCCGGTACGCTTGTTATAGTCACGCGCAGCAAGTGTCCAAGTAGCAGAATCCATGTAGGGTTTTGTCATAGGCGCATTGCCGGTAACATCATCCCATGTGCTTTTAATAAATTGACCCGCACCAGCCGCAGTGGATTCACCGTTTTTACCAACACGGTTAGGATGCTGCTGGGTATTGTCAAAAGTTTCACCGCCATTAAGCACATCATACCGACCGCCACTTTCTGGCGCGTAAATAGCTTTAATAAGGCTTTGCCGATGCTCTGGCATATCCTCAAGGTTTTGCGGTTGAATTTTGTATTGCGGTCCATCTGATCCGCCGCCACCGCCATCATCACCGACAACATTGCCTTCATTGCCAGCATGATGCTCACGCGGAACAACGCCACCGCTGGCAAGGAAAAACGGGATGATTTTAGCTGCCGTGCCAACAATGCTTGCAGCGGTTCCAATGTCACTTAATGTGCTGTCACCGCCGCCACCGCCACCAGTTTTGCCGGGTTTAGGCGCTTCTTTTTCAGCTTCATCTTTGGATGATTCACTTGCGCTGACAACATCCTTTGGCAGCTCTTCGCCGGTCCCTTGATTTAAACCATAAGGGTCTGTGTTGCCTCCCATGCCAAAATGGCCGCGTGGCACAACACCGCCATAGGCAAAGAACCCTTCCAAATCTGGCGTTGCATCAGGAGGTGTGACATCCATGCCAACATTATCTGTTGAAGGCGTAGAATTGCCTTCAGGAATTTTAAATCCTGATTGCCCATCTTGGCTTTCAAGTGACACGGGGTTTGCTTTGGCGCTAGGCAAATCTGCTTTGGAGGTAGTGTCCGCCTTAGAAGTTGCGTCAGGTTTAGTATCTGTTTTTTTATCTGGAAACTTTTGGTCATACCAATCTTTAAGTTTGGTAGCATCACTTGCCAAACCTGAAACAGTTTTCCCAGTGCTTAGAGCATCTTGAATGCCGCTGCTTTGCTTCAATTGTGGGGAGCTTGCTTGCACCAATTTTGGTACAGCCAAAGACGCAGATGGAACTACGCCGGACGCACCGGGAGTTCCTGATTTGTTCCCTGCACCAGCGCCATAAGGGTTAGTAATTTGACCATGAGCTTGCACCAAAGCAGCCCAATCAGTCGGGTCAACCAGCATTTGACTGCCACCGACAGCATTACCGGCGGAATGATGCTCACGCCCGCCAAAGCTATATGCGCCCGGCTCCCAAACGCCGCCACCCATGGCACGGTGTTCTTTGGCATTGGCATCAGAAACTTTGCCATAGTCAACGGTTTTATAACCGCCCATGACACCAACGGCATCTGGCATTTTCTTTTCAACGTCTTGGGCCATAAACCCAATACGGATTTGGTCGTCGCCCTTATACTTAAAGCTGTAAATTGGCAGGCCATCATTGGCTGTACCAATCTTCTTAATGTCATGCTTTAAGCGTTCGTCGGATGCTTGCGTGGTAGAAGTAGTGCTACCAGACAACGCGCCAGTGCCTTCCGCAATATTAGCAAGGAACTGCGTAAGCTGGAAGGGGTAACCCTGTTGCTGCAAAAACTGCTGATATTTAGCAGTATCCAAAGCCTGCTGCGTCTGCTGGCCAACCGTGCCAGCCGCGAGCTGGGCGTTTGCACCAGCCAAAGCAGAACTTTGCGCCCCAGAGCCGAGGTTGGCCAACTGAGCGCCTGCGCCCATAAGGCCTTGACCACCAACTTGCTGTTGTTGTTGCGCCGCACCTAAGCCAGACTGGTAAGCCTGTGAATACAAAGGCGAAATAGCCTGCGCTGTGGCAAGGTCTTGCTGGCCCTGCAATACTGCGCGTTCAATGCCAGAGCGGTCACCGCCAAATGCCCCGCTTTTAATGGCGTTTGACTGCTGTTGAGCAAGCTGCTGGCCCTGTTGCTGTTGCAACGCTTTAACTGTCGGGTCAACAACAGACTGCACAAACGGGTTCTGATACCGTTGAATATCCTGTTGTGACAAAGGCTGGAAAGACCTAGCGGCCTCTTGAGTGTATTGAGCAGCAGTGTTGTAATAAGGCTGCGCTATACCTTGAGAAGCGTTAATATTTCCAACGGCTGCGTTCTGCGTGGCATTCAGAGGTGCAACAAATTCACCCGTATAAGGTGTATATGGAGTATTGGGCTGACCTGTTGTGGGGTCAATACCCCCTAACTGTTGCGCCTGAGCGTTGACAGCATTATACCGTGCCAGAACTTCTGGTGGAATAGAAACCGTGGTACTTGAGCTACCACCTTTACCGCCGCCGCCCATAGGTTACTCCACCTTACTTCCAATCACCAGTTTGCGCCCCATAAAGGAAAAACGCACCGCTTGGCGACCCGAATTGTCTTTCATACATCTTAATCTTGCCTGCTGTCCGGTGGTTTGAAAGAACACCAATCAGCAGGGGCATGTCTAAAGAATCGGCAACTTTTTTGGCAAATTCACACAAACATCTGGCTCGGCCACCTTTGGCACTGCGGTAGTCTGGGTGAATAAAAATTCCCTTTTCTTCCACCAACTTACGGCTACTATACCACGGACTGACAATACTTAATAGGATGGCACCTTCTGGTTTTTCACCTTTTTTGCCAATAATACCTACCATGCCATTGTTCAGACTGAGAGATGCGTAAATTTCTCTAAGCAGTTTCTCAGGCTCCGGTGACATAAAACCGTTCTCATCACAGGCCGAAAACGCTAACTCCATCATGTCGTCAATGTCTTCAACCGTACCTACTCTCACCGTAAGTTCTTCAGTCATACCGCCCCCTAAGCGTTAGTCCTTTTTTGGTGGAGGGAGTTTGTTAAGTGTTTTCACGGTTTTTTTGCGTGACTTCAAAACAAACTCGTCCAGCACTTTGTGGCCATGATCCATGTCACCGCCACCAATTCTCTTCACTGCATGAGGATGAATAACATATTCTCCGCCCGCTGCAACTATTGGCACGGGTATGTCATGCTGGTGAACTTCACCACCATGCGCTTTATGGTACTCACCGGCACCACCATACATGCCGGAGCCTTGCCCAAATGGCATAGCTCCCTGATGATAAGGTGATCCGCCCATAAAACCAAACACAGACTCAAGGTTTTTAAACCCGTTTATGGTGTTCCCCTCGCCATGAGATGACACAATGTCAGCAGGAAGCACATACGCGCCAGTGGGAACGTGCATTGGGAGATGGTCAGTACGGCCTGCCACAACGCTATGAATTGGGCCAGAATGTAACTTTATGCCATGAGGCTTAATGGGGTGGGGGCGGCCCATATGCTCGGAATAAGCTGTGCCACCTTCCGCTCGGGCAATACGGCCACCATTTTTAGAATGCCCAAGCTCGCCACCGGGGTCAATCCCATCCAAAGCACCTTGCCGCATAGAGGCTTCTACTAAATTGCCAAAAAATTGAGGCCCTATTTGGGGAGAGTTTTGTCCACCTAAAGCAGAAAACGGCATTGAGCCACTTATCATTGGGCCACCTAATGCTCGGTGTACGCGGCCTCCATGAGATTCAAATCCTGCGCCGCCATTACCGCCGCCCTCCCCGCCATGGTCTTGCGGTTCAGCCGCTGCTGCAACTGGTCCTCCGGGTTGATCTTTTCCGCCTGTAACGGCTTTGACATCTGCCCCGGTTCCAGCGGTTTCTGCCAAAACACCACCCATGTTACCGCCAAAAGCCTTATGTACACGGCCTCCGTCCATCTTCCCTACGGAGTCACTAAAAAAGTTACCGCTAAAAACGCGCTGGATCAGGTTTTGGTGGTCAGAGTCCGTGGCATGATCCTCTTGTGGCAATTGTGTGCCATTCATCCGAGCCTGATAAACAGGTGTATTGCGGATAAAATCCAGAGGCGTTTCTTCCCCGCCCTGTCCAGAATACGCCAATTTAGCCGACCAAGGGTCACCGGGGCGACCAGTTGGAGGTGTTGGCGCGGTTGCAGGCGCACGGAATCCACCTCCACCACCGCCAGATTGTTGCGGCTGCTTGGATGGAGTACCAAAATTATACGGGGTGCGGCCTAAATATTCTTGGTCATCCGCAGTACCCGGAGCGGGAGCAGGCGCTTTACCGTAGTCAAACGGTGTCATGCCCATATATTCTGTGTCATTACCAGTCCCGGGGGTGGCAAGCGGAGGCTGCACAAAACCAGTTTGTTTTCCCTCATAGCTCTCCAAAGCAAGGCGGTCAGGAGCGGCTTTTGCTTGCGTTATTTTTTTTGCCTGATTTGCCAAAATGTCTTCTGGTAAGGGCAAACGAGATTCTACATTTTGCCCTGCTTGCCCTGATTTTTGAGCCAAAGATTGCCGAACAGTTTGCGTGTCATGAAGTTTTTGTGTGTATTCCTGCAATGGAGTATCCCCAACAGGGAACCGCGCAGAAATTTCACTAGGAATGGTTGTTGTTGGCAACCCGCCTGAAGTGCTAATGGAATCTTGCGGAGCTTTAATTAAATAACCACGGGCTTGTGCGTCAGAACGTGCTTTTTCCGCATCTGCAATTTTAGAAATTTTGTTCTGCTCTTTTTCATATTGCTGCTCATATGCAATATATTGCGCGTCACCGGCTTGTCCCTGAGGGAAATCACGGCGGTACAAGCGTTTTGGCAAGTTAGGGGCATCAGCAATTGCTGTCATTTCACCGCCTTGGTAGGACGGAAGATCAGTTATATCAGGGTTTGTTCTTTCTTTTAATTTTTTAAACCGGCGTTCAATTGTTTCGGGCAGCATCCCACCTACAGCATTACCTTCTGAGTGATGTTCACGCCGTGCCACATCCAACGCAATAGCAACAGCCTGCTTCTGCGGACGGCCTGTGCCAACCAGCTCAGAAATGTTGGCGCTGATTGCTTTTTGGGATTTACCTTTTTTTAGTGGCATGGCTTATCCTACCGCGTAAGTGACATTAAGGGACATACCTGACCCCACTTTAATAACAAGACCAGATGTAAACACCAGCCCAGCGTTTAAAATACCTACTGTGTTTGGCACCACAATAAGCTGATTTGCTGTAGCAGCGGATGCTGTTGCGTTTGCGTTGTAAACACCACCAGCAGCAGAACCTGCAACTATGACAGAAACCCTGACCAAGTATCCCTTGCCAGTGATAACAAGCGTATCAGCCGAAACAGTGGCGGACGTAACAGTTCCCTGACCCCGGAGGTTGGCTTGGCCAACATTGTTTATGGCAACAACGCCATTCTTCTGGGCCGATAAGATGTCGTCTAAACTAGCCATCAGAAGCGCCCATCCGGTTGCAGCCTGTAGCGGATGTTGCCCAACCGCCAAAATGACCCAATGTCATTGCTCTCTATTCTAACAGAAACAAGCCTGCCACGGAAGCGCGGAGTTATGTATGTAATATCCTGTGTCATAGTATACGGGCCATACGCCGTTGGAGTTTGCCCAGCATAATCAGTGACATAAAACGTCATAAGGACGTTGGCGCTCTGGGTGCCGTTATAATAACCCCATTTCATATCAGGCCAAATTTGGTCTACAAACATCAAGATGTCAGCATCAGACATGGCAAAATAACCTGTCTGAAAATATGATGTCATAGGCTGGCCGTCAGCATCAGGGCTGGTTTCATGCTGATAAATAAATGTGGTGGTAGGGTCCGCGCCAATGGGTGGGCCTAGAACGGATTCATTTATCCACGCTGTGCGGCCAAGAACGCCATAATCCCACTGGTTTAAAATGAAGTTAAACTTAATGTAGTTGCTGACTTCACCGTTGCTGGAGTTGGTCGGGAAATACCAACTGATTTCACCAAACCGTGAATTTGCTGCAACGCGGATTTTGTCCAAATTGTTTGTGTCAAGCTCTTGGAAAACCGTGTCCCAAATAGGGCAAGGAATTGGAGTTGGTGCGCCACCATTATATGTAAAGAATTGGCTTTGCCCCATCCAATAAACGCCGCCATTAACCGTGCCAGCAGCCCTGCGCCCAATGAGACCGCAGCCTGTGCCAATCTCGTTGAACTGGTAAACATAGGGAGGCCCGACATACTGCATAGCCCAAAGGCCTAGGTCAGTCCAAATAAGACCCTGTTGAGGACCTTGTAAACATTGAACAATTTTTGAACCTTTGGGAATCCTGTAAGAACCAGCTTGATTGGTTACAGTAGGAGCCCAAGAGTTAAAGTTGTTAACGTCACACCACCGGATCAGAAGAGGGTCAACAATACCGGTCTGTGTGGAACCCCATGCAATGATTTGCCGTTGTGGCATTGCAACAAAGAAGCCGTTATTAACAGATGGAGCTTGCGGAATAACATCAGCCACCACGCTACCAGATGTCGGGTCCCATTGTGTAATTGGACCGTTTTGAGGGCTTGCTATAAGGATTTGACCCCAGTTGTCTAAACACCAATCAGTTGTGTTAATAGGAACGCCCGTCAAATTAGAGTTAATAGCGCCAGTTCCAGTTCCGTATCCGCCCGCACCATACGGGCCAACACCATACCCGCCGCCGCCGTAAGTAGAGCCAATACCACGGTATAAAACATAGTGCAGGTTGCCCGAATTCTCTGAAACGGTTGCAGTGGATGTCGCAAGCGTAGAGCCTTGTATAGTGAAAACACTAGAAGATGACACAGAAGATACTGTGTAATTGCCATAAACTGTAATGCCGCCAACAGTCGTAGCAACCAATGCAGGAAATGTATCCCCAACAAAGTACCCATGATTGTTCAACGTAACTGTAATGGTGTTTGTGCCAGACGCAGATGTATAACTTGGAACAGCGCCGCCCGTAGTTGTGCTTGTGGCATTAACAGGATTACCAAGTACGTCAGTGGCATATATATAAAAGCTATTGGTATTATTGGCATAGCATTGATATTGCCCAAACAACACAAGACCATCCACCGCAACCTGAGTTTGGATGTCAATGGTGTCAACATTCTGAGCGTTTGACCCGGTGATAGTCACCAGAACTTTGTTTGACCCAGATGTTGTTCCAAAACTTACCGAAGCGTCTCCGACAATTTTCTGTGGAGTAATGTCAGATAGACCGCCGTTGGTCGCCACAAGAAGCGCCCCGCCGCCACCAGATATTAACCCGCCAGAAACATAAGTTGTTGTTGTAGTGCTGGAAAATGACACGGAATGGTTAGTGCTGGCAGTAACAGCATAAGTGCCGTTATAAGCGCTAGGGTTTATTCCAGTAACAGTAATATGGAACCCAACCACAAAGGAAAACGGCCCCGTGTAAGTCAAGGTAACAGTTGACCCCGTGCCAGAAGCCCCAGTGACAACTATTGGCGCGTGTCCTTCAGCTCCAATTGCAAGGTATGAATTAGCGTTTGTGTCTTCCCAAGCCCACAGGTTACGGACAACCGAGCCAATGGCGCTGGAAATATACTTCGTCCATCCGCCCAGCTTTTGCACAAGCCCACCCATTGTTCGGTCTGGTATAAACCGAATGAGCTGACTTTCTGAAATGGCGGCTTCATTAAGGGCGGGGGTTTTGTTGGTATCCACGCCCGGGAGAATTTTAAGACTTGCGTGAGGCATTTGTTACCTCGTCGGAGTTGCGACAGGTGAAGTCCCATGTGAAGACCAAGCAGACGCTTGGAACTTCTTGCGGTATTCTTCCATCATAGCGCCCTGCAACAGCGTCTTGTACTGGCTTTCATATGACACAGCCATTTGCGGGTCATCATTGGCGCGGCCAAAGTTACGCTGGTAAGCAGACACATAAATCATGGATGCCATGATAAGTAGATCAGGCAAATACAAGCTAATGAATGTTGTCAGGTTTGTAGCTGACAAACTTGCTGGCCTAAACGTGCCAGTAACCGTTGCTGTATAAGAAGCATTTGGGTACGGATAAATGTAAATATTGTAATCCGTGACCTCATTAGCTGCACCACCAGTAATAAAGAAATACTGCGGTGTTGCTGTGTATGTGTTGTTGCCATACACATTATTGGCAAAATCACGAGTAATTGGCAAAAGCGGGTAAGTATTGCCTGATGTATCAGCCAAAACAACATTTTGTACTGTAACTAAACTTGCAGCAGGAACGTCAATATTGTTACCCGAAATGGTGTAAGAGTTTGTTGTTTGTGTAACTAAAAGGTCCAAATCCCGATAAATGCGGTTCTCGGCATAGGTAATCATCTGCGGGAGAATGGCAAGAAAAGCCGTATTGGTCGGCTCAACAACAGCCATTGTGGAGATTTGCCCCACATAACTTGTTGTACCGGCTACTGACCCATCGTAAGACAATCCTACTGTCATTGCTATTGCCTTAACTTGTTGCCTTTGCTGCGATTTTCAAACCGTGAAATCACTTGCAAATTCCACGGAACATGAAGGCCCCTAAAACCATCCCCCAGTAGGGGATGTATATGGTCCACCTCATAAACTATACCATTCTGCATAGTTTTTGCCAATGCAATGTCATAAAATTCTTGAATTTGCGCCTTTTGAATGGCTGACAACCAAGAAGGTGTTGCTTGTAACTTTTTGGCTCTATATTGAGCCAACCTTGAATTAACTTTTGGCCTATTATTTTTTGCATAATTTTTAGCAATATTTTTTATTTTCTCAGGGTTTTTGGCTTTATATTCTTTCTGTTTTGAAAAATTTTGTTCTTTTTTAACACCATGTCGTTCTAAAGAATCTTTATTCATGCAAGGTTTGCAAACGCCGCGCACACCCAAAATATACCGTTTATCGGAATAAAAATTACTTAATTCCAAGTTTTTTTGGCATTTTGAGCATATTTTATACAATTGCAAACCTTCCGTAATTGTTTGCCAATTTTACATCATAATGGTTCTGTGCATAGCCCGGTCCATTGTAGCCTTTGGCAAAACCTACCCAATCTTTGTCTTTTAACTTTTGCAAAAGACCATTGGAGCGGATGAAAGATGCCATCTGTGTCAACTGATCTTTCTCTGAATTACATGCAGCCTCAACCATTTCCCGAACCGAATCACACCCTGCGGCAAGAAAGTTGTTGCCCATAATTTGGCCCAGACCCCATGACACGGAGCGCAAAGCTGCGTCCTCGTCTATAGCACAAGCGGCTGTAATTTCTGCGTAGACCGCATCAGAGCCTTTTGGGTAAGGCTTCTCTCCCCACTTAGGGTAAGCTAAACCTTGGTCAACCGCTTGAGATTGTTTCTCAGGTAAAGCAGAAAGAAACTTGTAAAAGTAATGCCTCTCAAATAACGCCTTGGGACGATTTGCATGGTCAAACCCCGATCCGCCTGTTTCCACTGCCAAAACAGCCCGTAAAGCAGCCTCTTCTACGCCGAGGTCTGCCGATACTGACGAAATGTCATCATCACTTAGTTTTAAAGCCGCGCCAACAAAGTTCATTTCTTTTCCCCCAGCATTGGATTGCTGCTGCCAAACCAGAAGGACAGCACAAGCATTAACGCGCCATCCAACGTGCCAAGAACACGCGCAATCAGTTCCCGCATTGACGGGTCAATAATGTGCGTAAACAAGTAATACTGAATGATTGCCCAGCACACTACCGTAACGTATGACAGCACGGATGGCGTGTAAGAATGTGTATTTGCCGCCATGTCACGAGCAGAAGCCCTGTCGTCAGCGGCAATTTTTACCAAGTCAATGTCCAGTTTTTTCATCTGGACCTTGAAATCAGCGTCAATCTTCTTTAGCGCCGTAATCTGGTCAGGTGTGGCATTAGCCAAGGCATTTGTAATGTCGTCCTCTGAACCACCATCATGTCCCAAGAGGGCGGAGCTAAGGGCTTTGACAGCCATCCCGGCGACTGGTCCGCCCAATGCGCTGGCTATGGTTGGCGCGACATTTTCAATGAGTTTTCCAAAAATACCAAGGTTCATCAGTTAATTCTTTCTAAAAACATAGCTCCAACAAGCAGCATGACTGCCAAGGTTGCCATTACTATCATAAAAACAACCCCTGCTTCTTTTAACTCTTCAGCGCGTTCAGCTTGAGCTTTCTTATCTTCCCAGCGCTGTTTTTCAATTTCCTTGCGGATGTTAATCACTTCCTTTTGCACCTGATCCCAAGCTGCCAAACCGTACTGGCCGACAAACATGTTCTTGGCGCGTAAAGCTAAATCTTGTGCTTCTGCCTTGGCTGCATAACGCTCCATGGCAATTTGCTCTGCTGACTTTTTACTAAAAACGCTAATGCGTGGCGTTTCAGCAGATATATGGGTTAACTTGGCAACACTTCCCCAAAGGTCGGATAAGTCCGCTGCCATGGACTGAATTTCTTTGCCAGCCGCAATACCAGCCTGCAACGCGCCATAAGCAGCCTGAGCCGCCGCAAGGATGGTTAAAGGGTCCACGGCCTACTTATCCATTTTGTTTTCTAGGCGGTCAAAAATCTTTCCCAGCATATCCTCTATGCGTTTTAAGGAGTCATTAAACTCATTCTTTTGAACGTATTGTGTCGGGAGCATGACTTCAACGTCATGTATGTCTTTTTGCAGGGCTTTAACAGCTCCCCATAGCTCTCTCATGAACCAGCCAATAGCTGCTACTACTGCCCAAATGCCCATCTCAAGCAGGGAATGGAACTGTTCCATTTTATGTCGCCTCTACGTCCGCGTTGCCATTTCCCCCGCCAGCATAATATACCAAATTACCCTGCAAACGCAAATCATTGGGGTTCATTTCTAAAGCAATTTTACCATGCTCCAGCGCAATATCCTT